CCTTCATTTTATACATCAACTGATAGTTCATAAATTCTTTGACTCGTTCTGCTTGTTGTTCCACCATATCTGTCACTTCTCCTAAGATAGAAGTTTTAACAGGGCCGCCTGCAGGCAAGAGTTCTTTGTATGCCCCTGCTTGAAACTGTGTGACGGCCTCTGCTAATAGTGGATGAGAAACTGATGCCGCTCCCCTAAAAGGGTCGGAGCGTTCTACATATTTAAAACCTAATAAATCTAAACCTTTGATATAACTCTGTTCCCAATCTTTTCTTGATGTTAGATCAACTGAAAACTGTGATCGTAGTTCGTTTGAAATTTTTGCTAAAGTTTCTTCTTCTATTTCTTCTGCTAAATTACTTGCGAATCCTGCTCCGGTGTCCGTGGGCGTTGGACCAAGGCTAACGACTTCTTCTTCACCTTCGACTTCTACCTCCATAGGCTGATTAACTGCCTCTAATGTTATGTCTTCTTCAATACCTGCGGGAGCTTCGTTTAGTGTTTTGTCAACTTCTGCCATTCAATCTTTATACCTTATGCACCATAAAAAGCAATCTTACGTCTAGGTATTTCCTCTACCTGTTCATCGTAATCATGGACAAGAGCACCGAACTGTCGATACCTCATCAGCGCCTGTGTGGTGCTATCTACATAGTCGTCGTTCCTACCATACGGGAAAGCTGCACATTCTTCAATAACATCTTCTGCCCATTTGTAAGCAGGATACCAAACCATGCCCGACTCAAACAAAGGAGCCACAGAGTTTACACGCACTAACTTATCGTTTCCACGGCTCGGTGTAAAATTAATAACCGGTATGCCCATGCTTTGTAGTTCATGTGTAAGCGGTAGTCCTGTTGCTTTCGCCTCGATAATAATCTGTTCTGGTTGCCAGTATTGATTTTTTTCTAGCGCTATGCGTTTAAGTTCAGGAAAGTCCCATCTGCCTTTGTCGGCTTCGACTAAAATTAAATTTTGTTTTGCTGTTACTTCGTTGTAAAAAACTCCCCATGTTGTAATCGCTGAGAAGTCTGCTGTCGTCTTACTAGAAAAAGCTGTATCGTAACTTTGTATAATGTATTGAAGTTGTGGGAGTTGATCTGCTTTCCATTCTTGCCACCACTCTCGTTTGATAATACTTGTCTCTTCTGATGTTGGTTGTTGTTGCCATTGTGCATTCCACTTCGCTGTAGGAAGAGAAGCTCTAACCGCATCGAGTTGATCCTTCTTCCAATACTCTGGCCATTGCGGTTGTCCGTCGTCCGTGATCGCTGGGAAGTCTACAATCTCCCACTTGTCCGCTAGTGGATCTTTCGATTGTGCCTCCATTAATCTTTCTGTTAGATCGTCCTCTGACCATCGTGTCATGACCACGACTATTGAACCTCCAGGTTGTAAACGCTGTCGAGGACCAGAGGTGTACCAGTCCCATGCATTTTCCATAGACGTTTTAGACATGGCATCTTGTTCGGAATGAGGATCATCAATAATTAACAAGTCTGCACCACGACCGGTTATCGAACCACCGACACCGGCTGCAAAATATTCGCCACCGTAATTTGTTTCCCAACGACCTGCTGCTTGTGAATCAGCCCTTAGTTCACTTTTTGGGAATATGTTTCGATACTCTTGTTCATTCATCAGGTTCCTGACTTTTCTACCAAAACGATATGCAAGTTCTGCTGTATGGGTGGTTTGGATAATTTTCAATTTAGGGTTGTGCCCCATCATCCAAGCCGGGAATAGATAACTAGCAAATTCTGACTTAGTATGACGAGGAGGCATGTTCACAATTAATCTTGTAATTTTTTTATCCCTGATGGCTTCTAATTTTTTAGCAATGATTTTATGGTGTGCCCCCTCTATGAAGTCAGGCCAAATAGTTTTTACAAAAGACCCAAAGGATTCTTTTGCATTTTTAGCGGACTCGAGCTGGAACTTTTTTAGCTCTAACCTTCTGAGGAATAATTCTTGTTCCTCTTGGTTCATTGAAGTCACGGATGAAAGTAAATCGCTCATGTTATGTCTGTATATTTATATATACACGGCGCACATACATTTACAAGCGTTAGGGGGTCGGGGGTTCATGGTCGATTGTCATGTATCAAATAAAATTGGCTTAGTATCTCTTTGAGCATTGGCAACGGATCACGGAACAAGGAACAAGAATAAATATTAAATATTTTTTACTCTTTGTAAGATAGCCTTTGGCAAGTTTTTTTATGCTGAAAATATTAAATAAATTATTATTTTATGCGGTCTTTTTTATTCACAGATATTTTAAAAAAAATTTATTAAAGTTTATTTTTACTATTGATTTATTCGTAAACTTATATAAAATCCTATAACATATTATGGCTACAAATATATCAGTTAAATCAGTACATTTTCCGTTAGCTAAGTTTTTAATTGAGCGCTTCCACAGAACTAACAAGGCGCCAATTGGTCATAGAGAATCATTTATATTAATGAAAAATACAAATAACTATGAGCCGGTTGTACTCTGTGATGACTATGACTTATATTTTTCAGATTGGTTTCATAAAGCATATCCAGATCCAAATAAAGATGATGATGATTTTATTTATAGCTTTACTGAAAGCGGGGATCCGTGTTTATATTCAAACGGGTTCAAAGTTTTGGGCGTTTTAACAATAGGTAACCCCGTTGCAAGATTTAAAGAAAATAATATTTTTGAGATTAACAGAATTTGTTTTTTACCAAGTTTCAACCCATTAAAAGACGGGTTTGAGCTTCCAAGCTATTTTGTCAAAGAAGCCATAAAACAATTTAATTATAATTATGATTTTAATAAAATTATAACTTACATACACCAAAAACAAAAAGGTACATATTTAGAATATGCGGGGTTTAAAAAAGACAAAAATATTACTTATTCAACAAATTCTATTGGTTGGGGTAATAGGTTAAAAAGATCAATTTCAAATTTAAAACCAAAAACAAGATATGTTTTTGAAAATAAAAAAGGCGGGTTTTATCCCGCCTAATTATTAATTATATATGATTTTCTATTTCTTGCGGTTTTTCTAACCGAGGCAACTCCGGCGCATACTGTTCTAAAATAAAAGGCGCTTTTTGTTGTAATACGTTAATTACTTTCTTCTCAGCTTCCTCAATGTCATTTGTTAATACAATACTATCAATTAATCGGGATCTTAACGCTTGAAGCTTTTCTAAGTCCTTTGAAGACTTAGATTTTTTCATAAAAGTAGAAGCGTATTTATTAGCGAAATCGTCCACCTGTTCGTCAATATCGGAGCTAGTTATTTGTTCACCCGTGCGCAATCTGTAACTAGTTTCCCCTAAATTATGTTTACCAGCGTATTTTTGGCAAAAGTCTTTGGCGTCTTGTTGCGCCTTTTCATAGACTAATTTAGCATTTTCTAATTGCTTTTTTATTTTGTCAGCGCCAAGTTTTTCAGCAATATGTTTTCTTTTTTCTTGAATAAATTCATGCCGTTCGATTTGTTGTTGTTGTTCAAGAATTGATATACTTTCGCTGAAAACGTTTTTAACATTTCTTTTTAAGTGATCCACTTGATATACTTTAGCTTGAGCCATTTTAATTTATTCCCTTCTTTTCTGAATTAATAGAAACAACAAATCCATTTTTTAAATTAAAGATTTGTATTTCTCTATCAATCATTGTTGTTATTGGTTCAACTAGCTTTAAAGCTTCCTGTAAATATTCGTATGAATATTCGGGGTTTAATAAATCTAGCTGTTTTGGTTCTTTTTTTTCTATATTTATAGCCATTTTTTTATTTTCCTTTACTATTAAATATTAATAAAAATATATCATTTTTTATATAATTTTATATAAAAAAATATTGTATTTATAAAAAAAATCCTATAAAAAAGACTTATGAATTATCCAACTAAAAGCGAATATTTGCTTATTTTTGGCAAGTATGAAGCGGTTATAGATACATATAAAAACGGGGTTATTTGTATTAATATTGATAACGGCGGGATTTATTACAAAAATAGTTTTTATTTTTACACGATTAACCAAGCTATAAAGAAAGCTAAAGAAGAAATTTTATACTTAGAGAGAATAAATGATTAAATGAAAAATAAGTCAAAAATAAGAAGTAAAAAAGGTGATTTATTTAATTATTTTTACGCTAATCATAAAGATTTAAGCGTTGAATATATAAAAGACTGTGAAACATTTTTAATTAATTTAGGTAATAAAAAAAAGAAATTTAAAGGCGGGTATAATAGATCAAATTTATTTATTACGGCTTTGAAAAAATCGAATAGGCTATAAATTGCAATTAATAAGACTCAATAAAACTTCAAAAATGAATTGTTTTAGCTTTAGCCTAGACGCTAGGGACTGCATAACGGGGTCAAAATTAAGATTGATTGAGGGTTCAACTTGTTCAAAATGTTATGCGCTTAGGAATAATTACAGTTATCCAAGCGTAATTAAGAACAGAAAAAATAATTTAAAACATCTTGAAAGCGAATATTTTGTATATGTTATGACTTATCAATTACAACACATGAAATATTTCAGATGGTTCGATAGCGGGGATATTCCGCATATAGAAGCATTAAAAAAAATTGTAGAAATTGCTAAAAATACCCCGCATTGTAAACATTGGTTGCCAACTAGAGAAATAAAAATATTAAGACAATATAAAAAAAAGTTTCCTAAAAATTTGGTTATTCGATTATCTGCGCCCATGATAGACGGAAAACCGCCAAAAAATTTTAAAAAAATAAATACATCAACAGTACATAAAGAAAAAAAACCAATAGGATTTATTTGTAAAGCTCACCACCAGGGCGGGAATTGTTTAAATTGTACCGCCTGTTGGGATAAGCGAATAAAGAATATAAGTTATAAAGCGCATTAGAATAATGGTATTGATTTTTAAACCACAAGCACAAGCACACGGACAAGCACACGGACAAGCACACGGACAAGCACACGGACAAAAAAATTTACTTTAAGGCTTGACATTATCCTATAATATCCTATATTAAATAAGTGGAGAAAGCACTAAGGTATTTTGAGGTTGAATTAATTACTCAATCAATAGATTACTCTATGGTAGCACCACAAGCTGAGGTATGTGTAGTCCTATCCACATTACCAATAGGTAAGAGGGTCATCACTTAATCTTTGTCACAAGTGGAGTATGTGCAAAGTTCCTCAGTCTATACGACAAATATTGTTTGTGAGGTATATGAAACAAGATATTTGTCTCTAGAGTATCGGAGGCGCTCTATAATCCACGCACCGCTAGTAGCCGAGCTAGTTCCCTTCGGCATTAATAAAAGGGAGTAAGAAAGGAAGGAAAATAAATGACTAATAAAGACAGAGCTTTAAAAGTGAAAAGACTTTTATTGCTAGACGAGGACAAGCACGAGGAAGATCAAGATAATACTTATCCTAGAGTTGCTGATGTGATAGCAGATTTAAGACATTACTGCGATCATTTTAATTTAAATTGGCAAAAAGAAATAGAACTATCTGAAATTCATTATGAAGAAGAAAGTGAGGGGGAAAATAATGAAAAAAAAGAATATAGATTTATTTCTTCTTGTTTACAAAGTTGGGAGTAAAAAATAAATGAAAGAGTCAATCACTCTAAAAACACATAACGCAATGGGAGATAAGCCTCTTTACTAATGAACAACGAAGACAGAGTAAAAAAAATTAAAAGTCTCTTGGGTTTGAGGAACGAAGATACTGATGAAGAATATTATCGTGTCGCAGATGTTCTTTGTGATCTAAGACATTTTTGTGACGCTGAGTTTATTGATTTTAAAGACGAAGTGGAGCAATCAGAATTATTTTATAAAGAAGAAAAAGAGGAGGTAAGAAATGAGTAATTTAAAAAATATAGAAGATATTACTGAAGATGTGACTTGGTTAAATTTTAAGGGGTATGACATAAGATTGGAAATGTCGGACTATGATAATGGTAATTTGACTATCACAGTTACTCCCGAGGACTGTGATGACCATACACATAAATTCACAGTGGTTGAAGAAAGGAGTGAATAATGAGCAAAAATAAAAAAGGTGGTTGGGTTGCATGGAGTTATAATAGTTCTGCTAGAGATGTCGCTGAAGATATTGTGGACGAGATTAACTTCATATTGAAGAAAAAAAATATCTACATAAGTTCTTATCTTGACTACGATCAAAAAGATTGGGATTTCAAAATGGAATTAGATTTAGAACTAATAGAAAGGACTAAGAGGGACAAGTATGGCAAAAAAATATAAATTCTCAATAACTGTGGGAACAGAAGAAGGTACTTGTATTATTTGTACTGAAACAAAGACTAAAAGTATCTATTTTGCTGAGTTTACTAATTATGATGACGCTTGTGATTATTTAGACAAATGCTATGAAATAGTTGAGAAAAGAGGAAATTATACTATTTACACAAAGAAAGGATAAATAATGAACTTACCAATAAAAGAAGAAGATATAAAAAGATATATTAAATATTGTGATGAGTGGGGCTATGGAAATAAAGACACTTGTAAATATGTAGCCGATACGCTTACAGAAGATTTAATAATAAATAATAATTTTAAATATGAAACCGCTAGGAAATATTGGGATCAATTTATAAGTTTGGCTCACAATATGAATAGTGGTGGTAAATTTTACAACATAGAAATAAAGGACAAACAATGAAAGAATATACTTGCGAAATAAAACTTCACTTTGTTGGAAACAATAGAGAAGCGAATAGCGTTGAGGAATACAAAAAACTAATCATAGAGCAATATCAAGAAGAGTATGGTATTGCTCTAGACGAAAACGAAATAGAAAATATTAAGGAACAAGCTCAAGCACACGCTTAAGTTCGGGTTCAAGCGCATCTTTGTAAGGTTGAGCTATTGTAAATAATGGGCAAATTTCTGTGTAGTTAGTTGCAAGTTCACGAGCACAAGCGCCTTCCCACATCATTATTTCTTTTGTTTCTGGGATCTTAGCTAATATAAAATTATCTTTACAAAGCTGATATCTTTTTATGTTCCAAGATATTTGAAAAGGACTAAGATTCAAGCACATGCCTTTTGCTATTTTTAGCTCACACCAAAATGAAATGTTTTTAGGTTCATGCACGAGCACGCCTAACAAGTCAGGTATACCAGGAGTTCCATAAGTTTCTATTCTGGTCCAATGTATGCTAGGGGTTATCTCTTTAATATTCTTCCAAAAAGTCGATTCCCTTCCTCGCTTTGTATAAGAACTTTTTTTCTTTTCTTTGCCTTTTTGTGATTGTTTCTCTCTTTTCGATAATGCGAACTTCGTTACCCTCGACAATGACGAGGCGAACTCCAAGTTCTTTTTGCTTTGGTTTAAGTTTGTTTCCAGAGCCTCCGACTGCTTTGCCATTAACTACTCTTGTCCCTTTCGAGGTTTTAACATCAAAATAATGCGATCTACCAGACTTAGGATTAACAACAACAATATCAATGGGTCCTTGCTCGGAACAGTTTTGAAAAACATAGTACCCTTGCTCAAGAAATTTTACTATCGCTTTCTTGAGGCTGATTGTTGCTTTGAATTGTCTCGGTTGCATGCTCTATCGTTACATTCCTTCTCAATTTATCTAAGAGTTCGGTCACTTCCTCTAAAGACAAATTATCAATACTTTTATCCTTGACTTTTTCTTTTTTGTCGTAAAATCCTGCTGCTTTACCACGGCTTATCTCGGCCATTAAAGCAGTTTTCAAGTCTGGTTTCATATCAAAAGTATTGACATCATCTGAGCTAGGGTTTTCTGCACGCAGTCCTAATTCATGAAGTCTTCTCATGTGGGTTGCTGGTGATATTTTATATTTGTTCCAAAGATCTTCTTGTAAAGCACGAATATATTCATGAACCTTTGGAAACAATTTAGGATTTTGTAGTTGAGAGGCTTTAGCCCTTGATGATTTTTCAGGATAGCCTGCAAGAACTGCACACTCCCTAGCTGTTTTTCTATTTTCTTGAGCCACTAAGTGCTCTGCAAAAGATGCCTGTTTAGGAGTTATCTTATCTCGTAAATCTGCTAGCTCTTTTGTTAAAACAACTGGATCACCAGGATTTCTAAATTTCATGTTGTTCCTCTTTAAAGAACATTTTACACAAAATAAATACAAAAAGTAAACAATTTTTATTTTTTTGCCTCCTCATACCCTTTTGGAAGAATAACTTGTTCTTCGGAAGAATGTTTGGAAGAACGACTAATTTAAGAAAACATATTGATACTATTGAATAATAGAACTGGAAGAACGGGAAGAATGAATTTTGAATAATTTTTTTTTATTTTTTTTATTTTGTAGAAATGGTTCTTTATAGTAATCTATTCTTCCGTGGTCGGTGGTTCATGGGCATTTATCCTTTCATGTCCATTCAGTTATCTTTCCTCCTTTCTATTAACATTTAGCCGTTGACCACGGTTTATTAATATTATATTATCCTATACTAGAAATGGATATAACTATCAGAATTGATTTTGGCACGGGAGAGGCTAAAACGATTACTTTTATAGGCAAAAAAGAGGTTATTTTACCTGATATACAAGATTTTATATATGAAAATCGTAACAAAAAAATAACCGTTCACCACAATGAGGGTGAAAAAATCACCTATGAAGAGTTATTTTTAGAAAGGGCTAGAAATGAAAGAAATAAAAAAGAGCATATGGAAGAGCAAACCTGACGATGACTATAACTTTGAGCACATAGTAAGAATTTTAATTCAAAAAGATGGTTGGGTTAGGATTCCCTTATTCACCGGGCAGGAAAAATTAAGTGATGAAAAATGGTGGGAGAGAATAAAAGATGTTAGGTTTTAGAATACTACTATTACTATGCTGTTTCTCACTAGCACAAGCATCTGAAATTTATTGTTATGATGGGGACACTTGCTATTACCAAAATATACCTATGAGGTTAATTAATGTAGACACCCCAGAGCTTCCAACGGCCAAAGGTTATGAAGCAAAAAGATTCGTAAATAATATTATAAGAAATGCAAATAATATTTTAATTAAATACAAAGGTGAGGGGTATTACAAAAGATTTTTAGTCGATATAATTGTTGACGGACAAAGTTTATCTGAGATGATAATTAAATCAGGATATGGAAAGAGGGTGTTATGAATCAAAGTAAAAATAAAATGTACTGGGAAAGAAAAAAGAAAAGAGAAGCTAAGTTAAGAGCTAAAAAACAAATAGAAAAAATGATGGGTAAAAATTATTTTACCAATATGCAGGAAATCATGCTTAAAACAGCAATAGAGTTATCAGAAAGGAAAGGTAATGTATAAATACTTAGATATACCGGGGTGGTTTAATATGCACGACGCCTACATGAACATAGTTAAATATGTAGATGACGGGCAAGATATAGTCGAGATTGGGTGTTTCGCAGGAAGATCAACAAGGTTTTTATGCGATGCTCTAGAACTAACGGGCAAACACAATGTCAAAGTTCATGTCATTGACACCTTTGAAGGCTCGGGTATGGAGCATGCTGATGTTAATTTAAACAGTATGTACGACGATTTCATGAGAAATCTACAAGATCATATAGATTCTGGCATGGTGCAAGTCAATGTCAATAAGTCTGATAATCAAAATATCCTTGATTCTTTTGAGGATAATTCTGTGGCTGCCGTTATTGTAGACGGTGCTCACACTTTAGAGGTGGTCGAAAATGATGTCACCAATTGGTGGCCCAAGGTAATTGAAGGTGGCATTATGGTTGGTGATGATATACGATTAGACTCTGTGAAGCAGGGTTGTTTTAAAGGTTTTGAAAAATATGGGATTACAGATTTGTCACTTATCATGGGGAACGAAGGTTGGTTTGCGAAGATAAAACATCCAGACGGAACCAAACTAGAGGGACAATTAAAGTTGATCCCCGGACAAAACTCTATGTTATTGAATGGTTAGATGCTTATGAAATGGCATCAGGTTGGCATGCCCTCGAGGAGGCGCTCAAAATTAGACCTCCCAAAGTCACTTCTGTGGGCTATGTTATTGATGAGAACAAAGAATATACCATTATCGCTGCGGATCTCGGCTCTAGTAAGATGGATAATGACGTAGGTCGGGTGCAAGTGATCCCTGGTCAGTGGATCGTGGACAAAAGAGAAGTCAAGTAATTTATTTAAATTTTAATGTAGATATTGACTTACAAACTTTGATATACTAGAAGTTCTCATGAAAAAATATGATCTAGACCACAAATCAATCAGCGACTTTGAGCTTAGAAATCTAATGATAGCTTCTTTACAAAATAAATTATCTATTGAAATGGCAAAAGACAAGTGTCTTTGTGGCGAGGACGAGCCTGCAAAAAAAGAGAAAGAAAATCTTAGTTATAATCGTCAATCTAGCTGAGGTTGAAAAGCTCTAGGCTCTACAATAAAAGCCTTTTCGAGCATAGAATCCACTTGTTCTATCATGTTATCCCAATCTTCTTCGAGATAACCATTAACCATTCCATCAGCAAAAGTCACTAAGACTTTACCTACCGTGTCTTTCAACACTGGATCGTATACTTGCTGTCGTTGGACAGCTAGCACGATTTTTGTTTTTATATCGTTCAACATAGCGTTGTCCTTTGTAAAAGCGGGAGAATCGAAACAGGGTAAACACTCCCGCTCTTATGGATATTTATATAGATTTTTTGGATAAAATGATATTAAAAAGTCAAGCTTCTTTTTCAAAAACTTTTACAGTCCTACGATCAAGTTCTTTCTTTATGTCTTCTTGTAAACTTTTTAATTCTTCTATAGATAACTCTTTTAAATCTAATTCGTATACTAATTTATACATTTTTCTCCTTTTTTAAGCCGAGGGGATGCGAGGAATGACATTTTTGTACCCCCTCGACCGTTCATGCGAGAGCTAAAACAGATCTCATCCATCTGTTTGGGAGGTAGACTTCAGAGATAATTACTGATTCTCGCTATCAGTAATCAAGAGGAGAGATCAACAATGAAAATAAGTCTTGCGGAGACTATGACCCCTCCTCTTCATTACTGAAACTTATCTACTTTCTTTTTTACTCCAGGCCTTATGCTCTTTCTCAACTAATTGAGAAAGTATGCCAGATATTTTTCTATCCTCACCAGCTATTTCTTTTAACTTTTTATGTGTTTCTACTCTTACAATGACTGATTTATATTTTTTAATGTCTGTCATTTAGGCTCATCCCCTCTAATGTAATCATCAACCAAACTTACAAAGTCGTTGATCTCAGACTCTAACAAAGAAAAATCCCTTTCTCTATGAGTTTTAGTTAATTGTTGAAAACCTGGCATTTCTTTAGCTCTATCTAAAGACACTCTGGCCTCATCCAGTTCATTGTAAAGATCTACTAGTTCGTCGTCTTTATCTCTTGCGTATGCATTTACTTTACTCATCTGATTCTCTTTCTTTTAATTTATTATATGTAATAATATATAGGAACTCCCACTGAATTGTCAACACTTTATTTCTTTTTTCTTTTGCTTTCTATCAACCATTCTTTCAATGTTTCTCCTAATGATTGTGAGGCTAGATCAATTTTGTTTCTCAAACTATTAACAATATTTTCATCGACAGTTTTCTCACAAATAATATCAATGTAAGTGACATTGTTTTTTTGACCTATCCTGTGCGCTCTGTCTTCTGATTGTATTCTTTTTTCTAAATCGTAGTTGTTAGAATAATATACAACGGTATGAGCTGCTGTTAGTGTTAGACCGTAGCCACCAGTTTGTTGATTGGCTATGAAAAATCGAACAGGACTGTCCTTGTCTTGAAATTGTTTTACAATTTCCTGCCTGTCCTTGTCTTTGGTATCACCAAAATAAGTGACTACGGTTTCCTCCCCAAACTTTTTACATAAAGTATTTGCTATGTCTAATATTGAATAACGATAGTTTGCCCAAATAATTACCTTGCCCTCTGTTTCTTCTAAAACATTTAACAATTCATCCATTCTATTATTTTTTAGTGGGACCGGCGGTTGGCCGTTGTCCGTGGGCAGATAACCACAAGTAATCTGGTGTAGTCGAAGAAGCATTGTCATTGTATTATCGACCGTTAAAGTTTGTCCTTCGAGTTGCGCAATAGCAAATGTCGCTAGATCATTGTAAGCTTTCTCTTGTTCTTTACTTAGCTCAATGTATCTAGGAGAATAAATTTTATCAGGTAAATCTAAACATTGTTCTTTTAACACTCGAAAAGAAAAGCTAGCTAATTTATTAGATAACTCATCCAAGTTTCTAAATCCAACAATGTGTGGATAGGCGTGAGTAGAACTATGTCTTTTTACTTCTATCGCATATCTAGATTTGTATGCCCAATAAGAACTAAAACCTAAAAGGTCTTCATTAAGAAAAGCACATTGTGAATATAAATCCATAGGATTTTTAGTGACCGGGGATCCTGTTAAGATTCTTCTGTACGAGGCCCCTCTACAAATTTTTAAAATATTTTTAGTTCGTTGAGCGGAAGGACTTTTAATTGTAGTGCTTTCGTCAATGCATAATAAACTAAGAGTTCCAAGTAAATACTTCTGTAAAAAGTCAACCGCTGGTTTGTGAGCTAGAGCTTCAACATTCATCAAAAAAATATCAAGACCATCAAAAGATTCAGATAATTTTTTTAAATTTTTTGTATCTTCTTTTCTACGAGAGCTTGGCGCTACCCAAGTCGTAACTCTAGTTTCAATATGATCTGGTAGATGTGCGGGTATTTCTAATCGTTCCCAGTTTCTATAAACTCCTTTGGGCGCTATGATAACAGCTGCATTAATTTTTCCGGAGTCATACAACATGGCAATATTATCAATTAAAACTTTAGATTTACCAGTTCCCATCTCCATGAAATATGCAAAATTTTCGTGACTCCAACTACAACCTAAAGCTTGTAATTGATGAGTAAACGGCTTCGTCTTAAAATTCGGATACATATTCTATAAACTTTCTAAGTTCTTTATATAGGATAACTTATATGTCTGTCAAGAGTTTTTTACTACAAAAAGTTGTAAGGTATATTCCAGGCTCTTTTATTTTTTCATAGGCCTGTGTTGCAGCTAGTCGACATTGTTCTAAAGAATTAAATGTGTGAGGAGTAATATCTTCAACACAAGTGCTCTCTAATGGAATAAAAGGATCGTTAATACAAAGCCAAATCATCATTACATATTTCATAGTTGTATTATGATACTCTTTGGTATAACTATTACAAATAGATTAGAGAATGAACAAAGTATATGTGACAACAAATACTAAGCTACCCAATGGTGGTTATAGAGATATTTCTGATTGTGAAAGATTCGGAAAACCCATTATTATGTTTGAGAGTCTTAAACAAATACAAGTAAACTCCTCAAGATTTATATTTTCTGTTGAGAAAAAATTAAAAGATTTTACTTCGAAAGATTATTTAGTATTGATGGGAGACCCTGTATTAATAGGGATTGTCTGCGCTGTTGCTGCAAAAATTACAAATAATAATTTTAAAGTATTGAAATGGGATAGAGAAAGTGCTATATATATTCCCATAACAATAGAATTATAAAGGAGTTATATTATGGGTCTTATGGATAAAGCTTTTGAGCAGTCTCAAATAAATACTTTAGACAGCTCAGATGTAAAAGATCTTGGCGAAGCATGCAACGAATTAGATACTGTTCGTAAAGCAAAAGCTGATAAAGCCGCTGAGATAAAAAAATTAGAAGAGAGAGAGTTTCAGTTAGAAAATGAAATCATCCCTTCTATGATTGAAAGTGCCGGTGTTAAATCATTAACGCTTACAGATGGTGCGAAAGTTTCAGTCAAAGATCAACTACGTGCAAACATTACAATGGAAAACGAGGACTTTTGTTTTAGTTGGTTAAAACAAAATGGTCTTGACGATGTTATCAAAAATAATGTTGTGTTGACATTTGGCCGTGGACAAGATTCCGATGCTACTAATATTATGAACGAGCTACAAGACAGAGGTCTGTATCCTAGTAATAAAAAAGCAGTGGCATGGAATACACTATCCAAGCTAGTCGAGGAGCAGATTTCTAAAGGTTCGATGTCTTCTGCCGATCAAGAAAAGTTTGGTGTGTACACCTATAAAAAGGTGAAGATCGAACGAAAAAAATAACAAAGGATAAATAAAAAATGACAAATCAAAAAGCAAATGGTGCTGTCACCACAAAGGCAGAAACTTTACCTGTTGAAAAAATCGAGGCTCTCGAGAAAATGGCAGGTGCAGGTTTGGAGACCGTCACAGTTGACGATCTACCACAACCAAGACTAAAAATACTACAAACAACAT